TCTCATATGCCTCAAGTAATCTCCACGCACCTCTGTTAAGTTTCTCGTGTTGTAAGATACAATTCAAGTAAGAGAAGGTCTGCCACAGAGTTTCTCTAGTACAGTTAAAGTCAGCTGCTGGTGCACAATGTCCTTTGTCCCATACATTTCCTTCGTAGTCTTTTCCGTCTGAGGTCTTAACACTATCGTTAGTGTAGAAGTCCATTCCTTTACGAGGATAAGAACCTGTAGGGCATTGTACTGTGTACCATACACGTTTAGGTTGTTGAAGGACTTCAGAATAAACACAAGAGTAAATAGGAGTTTTAATTAACACACTGTCTCTCTGTGAGTATACAGTAAGAGAATAGAGACAAAGAAGGAGTATTATAAGTTTTTTCATGGTTATAAGATAAGACTAAAGATAGCAAGAATAGACATACCTAAGAATCCGTACTTGTACATCTTCATCTCAAGATTCTTGCGGTCTATCACACGATTAAGTCTAGTTACTTCTTTCTTTGACTCTTCTACCATAACCTGATAGTTAGGAACAATAGAATCCCTATACAAATTAATTTGCTGACTGTCTAAATGAATTACGTTCTTGAGAACAACTACTCTCTCTCTGGCTTTGATACCTTTGAGGAATTCGTTATTCAACTCCTTTAGCGGTAAGCTGTCTAGAGATTGTGAGTAAGAACTTTGTGCCGTCAATATCAGGCATAGTGTCAAGAGCAATCTGAATAGTATCATACTTGAGGTTGATTTTTTCATAGTAACTAAATTGTTCATGTTTAAGTGTAGATAACGAGTCTACTCTACTGAGGAAACTTTCGTTGCGTTTCTCCATAGAGTCCATGTAAGACATAAATTTCTCTTCACTACCGCTACTTAAGCTTTGTCTTTCCCATAACAAAAAAGCTACTGTGATTAGTAGTAGCCCTATAACAATAACTTCAATCTTGTTTTTCATTTACTTTATGTTGGTCGATTTTATCTAAGATTAACTGCAGTAACTCATTTTTAATTAACCCTGCTCTGGCTGCGTTCTTGAGTGCACTTATAAGCTGAAAGAGAATAAAGGGAGCACAGATAGTCTCACTTAGCCAGAAAGTACCTTCAAAGCCCTTCTCAATCATCAAGATACCTGTAAGCATAAATACCCACACCATTAAAGTTTTAAGCACGCTAAGAGCTTTATTCGTTTTAAAGCCTTCCATCTTAGTTCCTGCCCATACCCCAAAGAATCCATCTATAAACACAACAGCAACTACAGCTAAGTACTGTTCAGCATTATCTGCTCCTAGATTAAGGAAGTAAGTTCCTAAGAAAGCTAAGATAGTTGTACCTGTGTATAAGAGGAAAGAGGTCTTCATTATTCAGTAGGGGGGAATGGTGGGGGTGGTGGTGGGATGTATTCGGCTTGGGGTAAATCGAACAACCACATAAATTCAGTATTCTCAAACGCTTCTTTGTCTTGTTCATTGCCAAAAAAGAACCAATTGCCGTTTATGTCTTGAACGCAGTTGATAAATTGATAAGGGTTGATATATTGACCTTGTATCAAATCCTTTTGTTCGGGTGTAAGTGTGTAACCTATCATACTTCGCGATTTAAAGTGTCTTGAAATGCTTGTACTGCGGTGTAAAGATTGGATAAATTTGTTGTTGTTAAACCATCAGCTACAAATCCAAATGCGTTTTCTCTATCTTCTGCATTTGCCTGTGTCCCTTTTCCAAAAACAAAATTTTTAGAAGTCAGTGAACCGCTTGATGAAGATGAAAAAGTGGAAATTGACGAATTTAATTGAATATATTTTGTTGTAGTTGCAATTCTCGACATCGCGTTCAAGCCTCGACAATCGCTAACCGCTCCCCCATCGTTACCACCGTCAAACAAATATCCGTATTTATTACCGTCTGTGTATCTTATATAAAATTCATTGATTGGGCTTGTTGCACCTCCAAAACCCCAACCAAAAGACCCAATACTTAATGAATTTGTACGGCAATAATAACCATAACTAATATCATTAATTGAGTTCATTATATTCAAATTTAATGTAGTATCAAAATACGCACTTGTGCCATTTGGCGTTACCCCCGTACTTGCAAAAGTCCAACCCGTACTGAAACTACCCGTAAAACTTGCACTCTTTAAGTTCTGCGCACACGCTGCGGCACTTGCCCCAACCATTGGATAAATGGCTTTCATAGGTGTCCAAAGTGAATTGGCTTTTAAGTCTAATACAAGTTGATTAGTTGCATCTTTTTCGGTGGTGGATAGTGTTCCTCCGGCCGTTGTTACGCGGTCAAAGAATGCCTGAGCATCTGCGTCATAAGTAGGACCGAACCCAGCCTTATTAAATCCAAAAAACGATGGTATCGCGAACATATTACAAAGATGTGTCTCCGCCTAAAATTGCCAATACGTTGGTGTACTTGATGATGCTCACCACTGAGTACTGCCCGTTGTTCTTGCCATGACCCTGTCTGTTGCCGATCACCAGTCCACCCGTACCTGCAATGGTAGAAATCGCAGCGTCCAACTGAATGAGCGTTACGTTAAAGCCATTGGGTAATGATGCGTCAAATGTGATCGTCAAAGCGCCTGTCAATGCAATTACGCTTGAGTTGTATGTAGAAGCATTGGCCGAGTTAAGAGTTAAGTTCGCAGAAGTACTCGCTGTATTTGGCATGAAGTTCTGAAGAACTTGAGCGTTTAAATTCGTAGGGATCCTAGCCGCAGCAAGGACACCACTAGAGATGTTTGCAGCATTGGTAGTGTCTGCGTTTGCTACGTTGCCAAGTCCAACAGCCGTCTTGTCAAGTGTTTGAAACGTCTTGTCTCCCCTGTAGTACTGTGAGGTAGTTCCTGCAGTGATCTGGTCCTGCTTTCCGTTGAACGTGCTCCAGTCAGTGCTTGTAAGAGCGCCCCTGTTGGATGCAGATGCATTGGGAACGTTCAATGTGATGACAGGCGTAGTTGTGCTGTTAGCAACACTAGAACTTAAATCTGTACCTGTAGTGCCTAGAGTAAGTGCCGATACGTTAGTAACTGTTCCACTTCCTCCACCGCCACCGCCTGTAGCGTTAATAGTTACAACTCCTGTTCCCCCTGCTGGAGAAATGGTAATGTTTGTTCCTGCTACAATCTGAGATACGCCACTTGCACCACCACCACTATACTGTGGGATATTTAATGTACCACCAACCAATGTGGCAGCGCCACTAGTACCGGTTGTGGTCAATGTTAATGTTTGCTGTTTGCCGCCAAGTTGCGTCTGGATGTTATCCGTCAACCCATTTAGATAGTCAAACTCAGCATTACTGATTAATCCCGTGCTAATTTTAGCAGCATCTATACCAGTGGGCAAATCACTAGCAGTTAAGTCAGCCCCTGCTGTAACTAGTCCTTTTGCATCGTACGTGATCTTTGTCTTGGTGGCTCCTGTAATTGCAGCGTTCTCATCCACTTTCAAATCCAATGCAGTTTGAGTTGCAGTTGAGACAGGTTTATTTGCATCTGATGTATTAGAAACGTTATCTAATGCTAATGCAACCTTCAGTTGACTTGGAGCTACTTTCTTTGTCTCTCCTACACCTGCTGCTACACTAACATCTACAATTGGTATCATGTCATTGCTGACATCAATACCTCCAATCAGAGCTAGTTCGGTTATTTTTTGATTTGCCATGATTATACCTTAACTGTAGTTATAATTTGATCTCCTGATTGTAATAACAAGAAGTCTCCATCTTGCTTAGTCAACAAGCCAGTAGTTAAAACAACTGGTTTAGTGTTCCTTTTAAGGATACTTATGAATATACCAATCATTACTTGTACGCAATTACACTACCTGAAGAGATAGCAAAACCAGTAATTAGTCCTCCAGGGATAAATGCCCCCTGAACAAAAGTTACACCACTCATACCATTGTTAGACAACTCAGAAGCACCATTGACAAGAAATTCTGTGAATACAGTATCTTCTTGTACTACTAGTGCATTGTAGCGTACGTTTGATACAGTACCTGTGCCGTGGCGTTTAAAGCCTCCAGAGCCTACAGAAAGTCCAGTGTGTGCTGAAATCGCTCTCAAGCGTTTTCCTTGTTCGTTTACTTGTTGATAATTATCCATTTTCTTTCGTTATTAAAACCGACTTGCGTCCGACATTACAAATTTAAGTTTATTTATAAATAAGTCAAGTAGTTAATCAGGGTCACTAAAAGAACTATCTTCTACGGGTTCTAGTTCTCTTAGTTGGCTTTTAAGAGTTCTTATCAAGTCTCTAGTGTATCTCTTTTCTCTACTTATAGATTCTTCGTAACTTTCACTCTTCTCAGCTTCAGGGATACTCATTCCAGGCATGGCTACTTTTAATAACTTATCTAGTACTTTGCGTGACTCTTGTCCTTCCTTTGCTGCTATTTTCTTTTCTTCTTCGTAGTTACGGATGACATAGTTCTTGTCTTGCATTTCTACCTTAGCTAGTCGTCTTTCTGCCCACTCTAAAAGATTAGTTCTAAACTCTTGTATGTTCTCGGACTTCAAAGCAGTCAAGTCGCCAGCTTCGTACTTTTCTATATTCCCTAAGTCCCTAGCCAATAAGTCTTTTTGTAATTCTTGGATCTTTTTATCGTTCTGTACATAGTCTCCCAAAGGATCTTTGAGTCCAAGCATAGGACTTAGTTTAAGTATGTCTTGTACACGTTTCTTAGGTTCGGTAAATGGCTTTAATCCTAGTTCTACTCCATAAACTTTAAGTAAAACTGCTTGCCATCTCTGTAATCCTGCCGTTGGCTTTGGTGTATTTACCACACTCTTACCTCCTATACCACCTCTACGTTGTTCATAGTACTCTCCAAAAGGATCTGTTACGTTTTTCCAATCAAATACAGCTTCATAGATTTGGTCATAGCTTCTCATCTGTTGTCCAAACACAGTATACAAGCCATGTTTAACTACACTAGA